CTGTCGACCTCCGTGGCCGAACTGCAGTCCATCATGGGAACGCTCACGCGCAAGGATGCGCAGCGCCTGGATGAAACTATAAACTTCCTGGGCGCCAAGCTAAAACGGAGCAACTTGTACGTGGTCGCGCTGAACATGGGCAACCAGGGCAACTGGGACAGGCTGTTCTCGATGCGCTGGAAGGGACAGGAGCGCGAGGTGCTGGCGAAGCTGCAGGACGAACTGACGCTGGAGGATTTCCGGCGCATCGAAGCACTTGGCCAGATGATCGACAGAATGTACGAACCAATGGCCGCAGTGTCTGAGCGCGTCGACGGTATCCGCCCGCCCAAGGTGGAGGCCAAGCCGCTGTATCTGGCCAAGTACGGCGTCGAGCTGTCGGGGTGGTACTACCCGGTCAAGTACAAAGATACCATTGGCAGTCGTGAAGCCTCCGTGCTGGAGGAGTCGAACAGTATCGACATGGGCCCGAGCCCCATCACTGGGCAGGTGTCCAAGTCCATGACCAAAAGCCGGATGACTGGCGCCGGGGGTGTGATCAGTCTCGACTTCGCGGGCCTGCCCCAGCACCTGCACCAGGTCGTGCACTACATCACCCACTACGAGGCCGTGCGCAACTTCGACAAGCTGCGCCGCAAGTCGGAATTTTCTGCGATGTATCACTCCTACTTCGGCGCTGACGGCTACAAGCAGCTGCGCTCCTGGCTGCAGAACATCGCCACCAATGGCACTATCGCGCAGACATCGCACGATTCCAGCAAAACCATGGACACGATATTCCGCCGCGCGCGGTTCGGTGGATCCCTGCTGGGCCTGGGCTGGAAGGTATCCAGCGCCATGATGCAGGTACTCGGCACCGGACCCGCAGCCAAGGAGGTAGGTGCGCTCAACATGGCTAGCTGGCTGCTGAAGCTGTCGTATGGCCGTGTCGGCACCATGGGGCAGGCCAGGGTGCATCCCGATTACCAGCGGGCGCTCGACGCCAGCCCGGAGCTGCGGCACCTGGACAGCCAGATTGATCGGGATATTCGGGAGTTTACAGACAACGCCGTGGAGATCATGCGGCGCAATCCAGGAACCGAGGCGCTGCATTGGGTGAAAGACCAGGCGTTCTACATGATCATCGCCATGCAGAAACACATCAACGCGGCAACCTGGCTGGCAGCTCACGAGAAAGCGCAGGGCGAGGGCAGGACCGTGGGCGAGTCAGTCCAGTACGCCGACGCCACCGTGCGACAGACGCAGTCCGGGGGTGGCCTGAAGGATCTGGCCGGCCTGCAGCAGGGCAATGAACTGTCCAAGCTGGTGACGCTGTTCTACACCTACTTTTCCGTGCAGCACAACCAGCTGCGCCTCACCGGGCGACAGGACCTGATCAAGGGGTTCATCAAGGGAGAGGGTCCGAACGGTCGCGCTAAATCCCTGGGCAAGTTCGCCGCGGCTAACCTGTACATCGTGCTGGTGCCGGCGATGGTAGAGGCGATCCTGAAATATGATGAGGACGATGACGACGAGCTGCTACCGTACCTGGCCACGCGCATCGCCTCCAGCTATGTGGCGGGGGTGCCAATCTTCCGCGATGTCTACTCTGCGGCCACGCGAGACTGGCAAGCGCCCAGCACACCGCTGGACCAGGTAGTGCAATCACTGGTCGGCGCATCTGGCGGTGCATACGACTGGCTGACCGGGGAGGGCAACTGGACGGATATTAGGAACATTGCAAAGGCGATGACGCTGGTTACGTGGCTGCCGGCCTACCAGGTGGTGATGTACACCGAGGCACTGGCGACGGCGGATGATTTCGGTGAGGCGGTGAGCCACGTCTTGTTTGGCACGCCGTACAGCCAGCGTCAGGAGTTAGAGGACTGACCAGGCCATGTAGCCAAATGATCCAATCATGCCGGCAATAGCGATGAGGTATAGCCAGTCTGGCACCCAGGGCTGGCCGAAGTGACTGTCATCGACACGCGGTGCGGCAAGGACAGTGCACGCCGCCAGGATCAATAACACGATGACGTTTTCCAGAATCATGCCCGGAATATACGCCGGGCGGGGGCGTTGTGCTACCGGGTGGCGGGCCCAAAACCTTCTAATCCCATCTGTCGACACACTGTAAATACAGTCTCAAACGCACTGCAAAAACGCCAACATTCTTAGAAGCCGAATACAGCGATCCCTTGTGTGTCGCGGGATGCAGCCGGATTTCTCATGTAATGAACGATCATGTGTGTCTTGTGCTCATGCCTTACAGCTACTGGGTTTCAAGCCATCGGCTTCTAATTTTCTAACAACCTTCTAAGACTGGGGCTGTCTGTCTGTACTGTTTTGCGCAGCCGCAGGTAGCGCTTTGTCATAGCTGCAGATGCGTGACCCATCAGCGCCTGGGGATCAATCCCCTCTGCCTCGGCGTCCGTCGCGGCCTTGGCGCGAAGATCATGGAGCCGGGTATCCTTTACCCCTGCTGCGACCGCTGCGCGCATGTAGTTATCCCTGATGCCCTTGTAGCTGTAGCGGGTGGCCTTGCCAGTTGGGTGGAACAGGTACAACGCCATGACCTTGTGCAGCGCCTTGGCTTCGCGCACAACGCGCCCCAGTTCATCGCTCATATTCACCAGGACGCGCTGCCCGGTCTTACCCTGCTTGAAATACACCCCTTCACTGGTGATGTCTTTGTGCTGTATCGCGAGCACGTCGCTGATCCGCTGGCCGGTGAGGTAGCACATATCCATGATCAACTGGGTGTGAGGATTTGTCCGTGACCGGATCGCATTGAATTCCCAGTCCTGCAAATAGCGATCCCTCTTTCCTTCCTCAAACCGCTTGATGCCATAGGCGGGGTTTGTATCGCACAGTCCTCGCCTGACGCCTCGCTCAAAAACAGCCTTGATGATGGTCAGCATACGGTTGGCGGTGTTCGGCGTATTCTCATACTCATCCAGGAACGCAGTGATGTCGGACGTTCTCACCATTCGCGGGTGAAATTCTGCAAACCCGTATTCTATTCGCGGGCGAAGGCCGCAGTATTGCTTGAAGGCATTCGAGGTGAGATCCCCGGCCTTGTAACGCGCCTCGTATCGTTCATACACTACGGCTACCAGTTTCTCCCAGTCACCTGTCGGGGCCTCCAGGCGAGCGCGTTGCACCAGCGCTTCAGTGTAGTCCCGTGACAGTGTGTGCCAGTGATTGTCCCTGACGTAGTAATAGCGCCCGTTCTTGTAGTACATCCGGGGAGGTAGTGGGTTATTGAATGCGTCCTTACGCACGCGGCAGGTGTCTCACTTGGGGCCGGGGCTCCGATTTAACCACGATCCCCTTTTCAACAATAGGGCGGCCATCGACCATGCGGAACGGGATGCCTGACTGCAGCAGCACCCTGGCCTGCGCGCTGGGTCGATGCCTGCGAGTGAGGGCTTTCACTTCTTCATCGGTCAGCCACATGGTTACTCAACCACCTCAACACTGATTCTCACCTTCACAATCTCCGCCTTCCGATCCAGCAGGTCGCCGCGCCTGGTGCGCAACTCGCGGCACTCTGCCCGGGTGGTGCAGACGGTCCAGTCCATGGCTCTGGTAGCGCCTGGCATTTTCAGGGCCCAGCCGTCATAGCCGAATCGGCGCGAGCGGTGGCGGAGGAATTCTTTCATTCCTTAGATCCAAGTATTCTTCGTTTTGTATCGGCGACAATTTCGCGGGTGACCATCTCTGCAACGGCATTCACATCAATGCTCGCCGCAACTTCCTCAATGATTCGGTCTTTAATGTCGGACGCAATCATAGTGGCGCACTCACAAAGAACCTTGGCGATCAGTTCGTGGGATACGGCTTTCAGTGTATTTTCAAAGTAAACATACATTCGATAGCTGTTCTCGCGTGGATCGCGGTCCAGTTGAATATCGACTTGCACTTCCTTACCCATTTACCCCTTCCCGCTGTCGGCTGGTGGAAGGCGATGGTCAATTGCATAGGCATTGATCAGTATCATGCACTCGCCACATCGCGCCATTTTTGGGCTTGTGTCGCCGGGGATATCAATGCTGGCTATCACTTTCTCTTTGTCGAGTATCCCGCAGTTCGGGCAGTACCATTGTTTGCTCATTCGCCTTTCTCCTCTGGTGGGTCGATGTCAGCTAACATCTCGGCTACAACATCTGCGTGATATGTATCCATGTCGCAGCTCAGTATATCGACGTAAACACCCTCGGCTGTGTCGTTGTGTCCTCTCTGGTATCCGTTATTGTAGAGCCATGCCGGCCTTTGAGGTCAACGCTTTGCAGGTCAACAAACTCGCCCGCGAAGTTGCAAACCTCAACATCAATATCGCCATGTTCTTCTAGCAGTATTGCGAGTTCTTTCATCAATTGGATAATTGTCATACTCATAAATCGTTACTCCCCTGTCGCATAGGTAGTCTGCACTACCGTGGCTTTTGCGGCGCGGTAGGATTTGAGGGCAATATCCGCCACGTCTTTTGCACAGTTATCCATCGCCCATATATCCGGCTTGCCACACAAAGCTGGCAACACAGCCAGATAAGCCCGCTGCCAAAAGTCGAATTCTTCTTGTGTCATGGTGCTATCTCCAATAGTTTGTAAACTTCACACCCTTGCCGTGACCGCGCAGCATGATGCTAAAGCAGGCTACATCTATCGACATAACGAACCCGTTTAGCGTTGGGGAAAAAATCGTAAAGCCTAAAGAAAAGCAGCGAACCAGTTTAAACTCAATCACACCCACCTCCCGCGCCTTGGCGCTATTTGTCGTTGTCAGTAGCGGCATTTAGCACATCGCTGTTATGGGCCACCATGTCTCGCCATCCGCGCAGAGTCCATGAGTTTTCGTATTGCCATCCGATTTTAGTTTTTCTTTGCCAAGTAACCGAATCCTCACCTATAGCAATGACACGCAACACCAATCCAGAGGCCCTCTGCTTTATCTCATCGCCAACCATAGGGTCTATTCTGGCGTCTCTCATACCTCACACTCCCAGAAAACGCAGCGCCAAAACCACAACTGCGGCCAGGGCTACGATTAAAAATAGGTCGGCTATGGATTGCACAACACCCTCCCACTCCCACCACAGCACTCGCACAATTTGACCGGCGCAGGGTTGTGCTTGTCGCGAAAGTTCAGGCCAGTCCATCGTTTGAATGCGCGCAAAAAGCTGTTGAGTTCGGTGTATCCAAGTTCGTCCATCATCTCTTTGCCGCGCATCGTCGGCTTGTCCTGCAGCAGCTGCTCACATCGGCGCAGGCGCTCGGCCTCGACCAGGTCGTAATACTGCACGCCTTCCGCGCGCAACCTTCGGCGCATTGTGGTGTTGGAGATTTTAAGGGCAGCAGCAGTGGTCTCTGCTCGCGTGCGCTGTAGGTCGCAGGTGCGTAGGTGGGACTGGATTTGTTCGGTGGTGGTCATTCGCACCCCTTTAATTGTATGTAATGCCCCGAGATCTCGCGGAGGCTGTTGCGCAATCGCTGCGCGCACGATTCGCCATAAGCGATTAGTACCGATGGCGCGCCTGCGTTGGCCTTGGCCTTCGTTCCGTCGATGTGATGAAAGTGCAGGCGCCCCTCGATGAACAGCAGGGCGCTAGCCCGATTCCAGACGTGATCGAAAAACATGGCGGTTTCAGTGCGTGCAAATATCAGCGCGATGCCATCACCGTGATCTGCCAGCTTTGCCAGCCACTGCCCTGTTTTTTGTCCGTAGGGCGGATTGCACCAGACCCTGCCTGACCACTCCTGATTGAGACCGTTTTCCAGTATCGTGAATTGGCGGTGGGCAGTGCGCCACGGTTGTTGCAGGGCGGCGCAGGGGTCCAGATCGAACGGACCGAGAGCGCGCAGGATGTGCGGCGGCGTCAACCAGGTTTCCTCCTGCATCGCTGCCGACTGGTGAGATCCCATGCCGCTCACTCGCACCCCCTTCCAATCCCGTTCCCGGTTTCGTCGGTGAAGTCCTTCCAGTGGACCCATCGTGTACCGCACCAGAATCCCCATCGCTGAATCACTGGCGCAGTAATGAACAGAGTTAATGCCTTGTCGCTATTCAGGATCAGGCGGTGCGCGTGTGATGCGCTGCGAACTACAGGCATGAATCGCCGGATTCTCCGGGTTCTCGTTTTGACCAAGCCAGTCTCATGCCCGGTCTCGATCACTTCCCACAGCTCGCCCATAAGCAAGAATGACAAGCTCCACCAAGGATGCGTGTGGCAGGCCCGGTCATCGTCGCTGCCGATGAACAGGTGCAGCATGATGTTGGAAAATACATTTCGCGGAACCAGGTACCACCTATGCAAATAGTTCTCGCCGATGATTCTGTCGGGTGGGCGCTTGATCATCGCAGGCACCGGTTGTTTGCCAGGCACTTGACGTGGTTGCCGTAGCGTTTCGCAGCCCTGTGCTCCCGGCGATCCTGTGCGGCGGCATGCCTCTCCACATCGAATGAGGTTGGTGAATATTTCGGGTTGCGATGGCCGCCGATAAGCCGCGAAACCCGGCGATATTCTCTGCCACGACCTGGCGCAAGGGCATGCGCCCACAATGCGATTAGTTGATGCACTCTCACGCCGCATCCTCCCTATCCTGCAGGTCCAAAATCTCCTGCTTCGGCCAACCTCCGAACAGTGGATCCAGCGCCCCCATGACCGCGCGCATCGCAGGCACGAACGACGCGAATTCCTCTGGCCGCTCGATTTTTCCGTCATCGTCTGCTGCCTCTGCGAGCACCTCCGCGCCCAGCCGGATGTTGCGGATCCCCAGCGATGACGTGAGCCTGAATTCCATGTCCTCGTGAACCAGCGAAATGCTACACACCTTGCGGCCCGCTTCGATCAGCGATAGCAGCTCCGGGGATCCAAAATCCTCGTGCCTGATGTTCATGATTCCGACGCCGCCCTCGGTGCCCTCGTGCTTCAGCGCGCCCTGCGTGCCCAGCTCGAAGTCGTCACCCAGCAATGCCGTGTTCTGCACCCACGCGGTGAACTTGTCGCAGGGGTCATCCTTGATGCCCAGCAGCTTGAGTGGTGCGGTACCGCCCATGGCATCGCCCAGGAACTTCGTGAACTCGTCGGCAGCGTCACCGCTGGCACCGAGGTAGAACAGTCCCTGAACGCTATCGACGTAGGCGTAGGTGAGGCTGGTCGCCGGTGGAATGCCTGGCAGGAAGCCTTCGATGATCGCCTCCTTCGCCACGCGCTCATCGACCTTGGAAAACTCCTTGTCCTCCTTCTCGACCTTCGCGCGGCGCTCCTGCAGCAGCTCTTTGACAGCAGATGACGGCACAGTCTTTTCATCGGTGCGCAGGCAGAACAGCGTCCCGCCGTTGGCGCCGTAGGTGATCTCCTCGCCATGCCCGAGCGGCGGCACATACCCGCGCGAGCGCGGCTGCTTCTTCAGGCACTTCTGGAATTTGTGCTTCTCCAGCGCAATGGGCAGGCGCTCCAGCAGCACGCGGGTGGGGAGGGTGATCTGGTAGATGGTCAACGATTTAAACACTGGCAGCCTCCTGGGGTATTGGTGCGGTGATGCGGCGATACACTTCGATGCAGCCGAGCACGTCAGCCATGGCGCTGTGCGCGCCATCAAGTGGGTTTCCAGTGAAGTGCTGGTAAGATTCGGCCAGGTCGTGCTCGAACTGGTTGAACTCGACTATGCCGGTCGAGGCGGTTTGCTTAATGACTACTGCTGCTTCTGACATGATGTTCTCCTGAATAAAAAAAGCGGACCGGCGCCATTCACCGGCACGGTTGGGGTTAAACCGGCCCGCCAAAACTGATTACTTCTTGCCCTTCAGCTCCGATAATTTGTATCGGTACGCTGCGCCAAGTTCTTCTTGGAATTGGCTGTTATCGCCCTCACCGCAAAAGCCGATCATCAGGGCCTTGGCTGCCTGAATCGTCTCCGGCGAGTCGGCAGCATTGATCGCGGCCATCACGTCGGCGTAGGTGGTGGCGGCAGCCAGGGGCAATTCTTCGGGCTCGGGTTCGGGCTTCGGGGCTGGTGCTGCGTCGGCGGGCTTGTCGGGATCTGTGGCAGCAGGGGCCTTCTTCTTCGCCGCTTTCTTCGCGCCAAGGTCGGCATTCAGATCGCTGACTTTCGGGGCTACCGTCTCGGTGGCAGCATCGATGTCAAACCAGTCGCTGGGCTTGCTCATGCCATCTTTAAGCGACTGCACGATCTTGCGCAGGTTCAGCATCAGCGGGGCATTGATCGCATCAGCGCGCCGGCCAATGCGCTTCTCGATCAACTCCTGCGGGACGCCCCAGTTATCGGCGAAATACTCCAGCATTTTCTTGATCGCTTCGGGCGTGACCTCGATGGTGCTGGCCTGTGTGACCTCACACTGCTGCACCGCAGCCTCGGTCACATCGCCGGGTATCACGCCCAGGATGCAGGCGCGCAGGCGTCGTGCGCCTTGGTTGGCCACCAGTTCATAAATATCACGCGGGTCGGTGAGCTTCTGGTTGCCTCCGTTGCGGCTGTACCGAGTGTGCCCAACCTGGAACACCTTCACCTGCCGGGTGTTGGTTTCCATGTCCCAGGCGAACGCCTCCACGGTGCTGTTGCCGTTCTCCGCTGACAGCTCGCGGATGCCGAACTGGATGTTGCCCCACTCCTGCGCCATCGCCTCGGCCAGCCGGATGCTGGGACCAGTGACCTCTTGCCCGCCACGGGGATACGAATACAGCGCGCTCTGCGCCAGCGTGGGCCGGGTGCAGGCATTGATGATGCGATCCATTGCCCGCATGGAATCGCGCGGGAACTTCTTGGCGATCACCATTGCGGCCTGAACTTCCTGAATCTCGCGCTGCGATCCTGATTGCACGAGGGCGTTCTGGTTTTCGGTAGCGACTTGGCTGCCGAAAGGGTTCTCTGCTCTTGCTGCTGGTAAGTTCATAGGTATTTCCTCAGTGATTAAACAACGTGGCCACGATTGGCCCATGACGGTGGTTCGATGATTCGGACTTCCTCGGGGTAGCCAGGGAATCCCTCCTCCAGCGCATCACGCAGCGTGCGCATGGAGCGGCGATACAGCAGCTTGCCGATGTCCAGGTACTCCGGTGACAGCTCGTAAGCGCTGGTCAAGTAGGGCTCGAAATTCTCCACGCAGATGAACACGAACTTGGTGAACGCCATGCGGCCCATTTCATCCAGCAGCGGCTTGCACTGGTTCACGCCTTCCAGGTACATGGCGGCGCTGACGTGGTAATAAAAATTCTGGATCGACTTGATGAATCCTGAGTAGGAACCATCGGCGGTGGTCTTTATGTCGGCGATCACCGGGTAGCCACGGCACAGGATGTCGGGCCGCACCTTGGCCATGATTTTGTAGCGCGTATCGTCGTCGGCATCCATCGACTTGTACCACCAGTACACCGATGACTCGGTAATCACGTCCTGCACCAGCAGGCCGGCAATCGGGTGGTTCAGGACGGACGCGGCCATCGCCTGCGCCTTCTGGTAGATGTCCTCGGTGATGATTGTCTTGCCGACGGCGCCAGCCTCGAAGTGGGCTTTAGCCGCTTTCCCGGCAGTCGTGCGGCCATCGTACTTTTCCGAGATGGCAAACTGGCTGTGGAACTTTTCCGGCTCCAGGATCAGCGCGTGCACAGCAGTACCCAGCAGCATGTTGGCCGTGGATTCCTTCTGCACAGTGAAGCTGTGCCGCAAGTGCGCGGGCGTCTGCTCGATCAGCGTCTTGATCTGGCTGGAGGAGTATCCGGAACTGCCGTGGTATTCCTCGTTGGTCAGGTCGCGGTACCAGCCTGGTGCGTACTGGGGGCGCTGGACCGGCGTTACTACCGGCTCCGGCGCGTTCATCGGAAACCCCGCTGGCTTTCCCGGCTGGCCAGCTCCTCGCGCTGGAATTCCCGGGCAATCTCGCGGCGGTAGTCGCCGGCCATTTCCCGGCGCTCGCGGATCGCGTCGGCGGTGGCCATGGCAAGCTGTTCTACCTGAGACTCCAGCTCGGCCTGCGCTTTGACCTGCTCAACTTTCGACAGGTAGGGCAGCAAATTCTGTTTGCAGCCCGGGAAGCGCAGCGCTTGCAGCGTGACCTTGTCGTCGCCGCTGACATTGCAGTCAGCCTCGAATTCGACCTCGATTGTAATTCTCATAAAATCTCCTTGATGTAGATCAATGACAGGCCCCACACGAGGGCAAAAACAAACAGCACTCCGTAGCCCAGCAGGCGGCAGCGGAGTGGTTCTAGTGATTCGCGGCGGTTCATGCTGCCACCTCGACGCGCCGGGGCGGCGTCCATGTGTAGCCGGTGTCCGTAAACGTCATGCGGCTACCGTCGCTGAAATCGCAGACGATGTTCTCGCCGCGACGACCGCATCGAACTGCCTCCCCGCCCGCCATGTTCAAGGCTGCGTAGCGGCTGGTGGCGTCGTTGTAAATCTCCTTGGCTTTGCACATTTCCCTTCTCCCATGCCGGCGATGTTTGAAAAGAGATTAGCGCACTTAACAATCACACGTCAAGCACACTTAACAAAATATTTTACTTAACGAAAAACCGGGCTGAAAAGGCGACTAGTAAGCGTTTGGCTCTGGACAAAAAACGGGGGTCGATTTATATCTTACGCACCAACAGTGGAGTCGGTCATGGAAGAAAATAACAAGAACACTCTGATGGAAAAATTGCGGAAACTAAGCAGGGAAAATCTGGGAAGGGTGGAGCAGGCGGCTAACCGCGCTCTTGCTGCTTCAAATAAAAATCGATGTCGGCCTCGATCTTCTCGCGGAAAGACTGATCCAGGCGGGTGATCTTATCGTAGGTGCGCTCTAGTTGGTCAGCGTGACCTAGTATTGCCTTGCGTGGCCCGCGCCCGGTTTCTACCCAGGATGCGCGATATCCAGTCGCCCGCTCAAAAGCCACCAGCGTCGAAGCCTTCAGGGTTTTGGTTTCCCCGCTCTCTATCTGGCTGACTGCCGATCTGCTCAGCGAAAGGGCGCGTGCCAATGCGGCCTGTGATAATCCGCTGGCAAGCCGGGCTTCTGTAAATCTTTCCATAATCGATGACATGCACCGAGGGTAGTTGATTTTCGGTTCAGCGTGCTTTACAGTACAAGTTAAGCACGCTTTACGGATTATGCAAATGAAACCCGAACCCATCACCAAAGAGGCTGCGGTCGCAATTTTCGGTACTCAAGCCGAACTCGCTCGCGCACTGGGAATTGAGCGCTCTGCCGTATGCCAGTGGAAGGACGGCGCACCGATTCCGGAGAAACAAGAGCTGCGAATCCGCTACGAATTGCGGCCTGATCTGTTCAACGTCTCGGCGGCTTGATCTATGCCCAGACCATTCCACTTCAGTCACTTCACCGGGATCGATGGCTCGATTCTGATGGCCAACGATGAATCCAGGGTTGCTACCGAGCAGGATATGGACCGCTTTTTCAAGGTCGCTGAGCCTGAGCTGGATCGTCTTACGCTTGAAATGGGTAAGGCTGAAAGACGCACCGCCAGTGACACTCCTGCTCCGCAGTTGAAGGCCGAACTAATGGCATTTGTGCGTCGGCGGAAGGCGGGGGCACTATGAGCGTGAAGGCTATGGAATGGGTCTCTGGAATCACTGTCGGCAAGGCCAGTCACAAGGCTGTGCTGATCGCGCTTGCGCATTATCACCACGATAAGAGGGATGAATGCTTTCCCTCGATTGACACCCTGGTCCAGTTCACTGAATTGAACAACAAGACAATTCGGGGCGCCCTCGGCTGGCTACTCAAATCGGGTTTAGTGACATTCGATCCACGCAGTAAAAGACACCGTCGATACCTGCTTAACTTCGATTCCCAATCGCCCAAAACTGGACTATTAAAACAGGGTCACAATTCGTCCAACCTTGGAGCATTAAAAGCCGCTACCCAATCGTCCAAAAACGGATCATTAAAGCCTTCCCAATCGCCCAAAACTGGACCATTGGATTCAGATTCTAATCGTCCAAAAACGGATTTCTATTCGTCCAAAAACGACTTTCTAATCGTCCAAGTGTCGGACACTAAAAGGATAACGGGATTAACGGGAAAAGAAAAAGAACCCCCCTGTAGTCCCCCAAGTTTGAAATCGGAAGTCACCGAAACCGCCAATCGGATCATCCTCGGACTCAACCAACGAGCTGGGAAAAATTACAGGCTCACCGACGCCAACCGCAAGCCGATCCTCGCCAGGCTCAAGGAGGGGTACACCGAGCAGGATTGCTACCGGGTCATTGCCAGCCGGGTGACGCGGTGGCATGGGACCGAGATGGCCCAGTACCTGAGACCTGAAACCCTGTTCCAAGCCCAAAAATTCGACGGGTATCTCAACGACGCAGGCGAGACCGGCACCACGCAGCAGGCGGCTGAAGGCTACAGCGCCACCAGCACGGACGAATTGATCAAATCGATGTTCGGAGACGATGACGTGATCGCGCCAGACCAGAGGCAAATCGAATGGAAACACTGAGCCAGACAACCCTGTTCAAACCACCGCCGCGCGACCGGGTAGAGCGCTGGGACGCAGCAGTGCGTAACGACCTGGTGCACGCCATCGCCCAGGTGCAAGGGTTTTACGGCAAAAAACTGGATCAGGGGGGCGCCACGTTCTGGCTCGATGCCCTGTGGGGCAATGACGTGCAGGCCATCAAGAACGCGCTCATCGAGTACACGAAAACCGGGAAGTTCGCGCCCAGGCCAGCGCACATCATCGAAATCATGGATTTGCACAAGGCCAAAAATCGCGCAAAGGTTCCACCGCCACAGGACGCGCCCCCGAAGGAATACGACAAAGAAATCGCCACGGCTTGGGTGTGGTTTTTCAAGATAATTACCGTCGACAGCGTGTTATTCAAGAATATGTTCGATGCGCAGCCCGATGTTGATCCAGAGACCGCAGAGCGCTACCTGCGCATCGTCAACGAGCAGGCCATGCTGTACAACACCCCGGACGCAATACCGGAAGAATTCAAACTCAAGGAGGTGTGGGGGTGAGCAAGATATTAATTCAGGGCAAGGCCGCGCAGGTCGCCGCGATCCGCACATCGCCGGAATTCATTGGCCGCGAGAAAATCACCAAGACCATCGCGGCGCGGATCACTGGATTGAAACCGGCAGAGGCAGCGAATTTGCTGCACGGCATGGCGCAGGACGGCTACCTGAATGAGCATTCCTCCCAGCGGCAAAGCCGATACTACACCGTGCCACCGATCAGCGCCGCGCGCATTCCATGGCGCAAGCGCAGCAACGAAGCCTTGGGGATTCAGGCATGAGCGATGGATACACCACCGGAGAAACGGCCCAGGCAGTGGGCGCAAGAGATACTCGCGAGAGCCAGTGTGACGGAGCGCAGGGAAGCGCTGGAGCAAGTCCCGCCACACCTGCGGCCAATGATCGAAACGCACATCAGGATCGCGTGGGAGCGCAAGCGCAAGGGCTGACACTCGAACTGCCATTCCCGCCAAGCACGAATACCTACTGGCGCCACATCACCATCGGAAAGCGCGCACGCACGCTGATCTCCGAGAAGGGCAGGGCGTACCGCGTCAGTGTTGCCGAGACCTGCATGATCAAAAACATCCCGACTTACATGCACGGCCCGATAGCCTGCACTCTCGACCTGTACCCGCCCTGCAATCGCCGCAGGGACTGCGACAACTACGCCAAGGCGTTACTCGATGCGCTCACCTATGCCCTGGTCTACAACGACGACAGCCAGATCATCGACCTGCACATCCGCATGCACCCGAAACATGCGCCCGGGCGAGTCGTTGTGACCCTCACTCCGATCAGCGCGCCGCACAGTGCGCACAACCAGATGGAGATCGCCGCATGCAACTGATCGACCTGGTAACAATCTGGATGATATCCCCGGCCCTGATCATCGGGCTGGGACTGATCCTGCTGGGCGTCATCGTGAAAAATGGGTGGTGGTGACATGCAAAAAATGATCGCAAAGCCGCAGACAATCCGGCGCGCTATCGAAGCGCTGGAGAAAAAGGGCCCAAGCCACATCGAGCATGTGTATGATAAAAACCAGTCCGAGGAGGCCGACGCACAGTGTCTGAAAAAATTGCACCAACTCCTGTCATCATCGCGCGCCGCACAGCGGCAGCGGTGCTAAACCAGTTCTGTGCGCACACCCTGGGCATGGGCACGATGGCCGAGAAATTCCATGGCGATTACGATGAGGAGTGGGCAGTGATCGATGTGTCGGAAATCAAGGCACTCAAGCACAACGAGCTGGTGGCAACGGTCACGTTCAGCAGCAAGGGCGCTACGCTGTCGATACCCGAGCCCAGCCGACTGGCGCAGCGCAAGCACCGTAGTGAATTCAAGCCCAAAGACTTCGGATTCCAGCAGCGGGCGATGAACTGGCGCAAGGAAATGGAGCCCTACCAGATCATCGAGGCTGTGCCAGATTCAATACCCGGACTGCACGCGCCGGTGTATGCCAGGCGTCGAGGGCTGCAGGCTGGGAAGCCGGGCGTGAGGAGGAGCGTGTGACCAAGGCCAAAACTAAACCGAAGGCGAAAGCCAAAGGCGGCAGGCCGTCCAAGTACAAACCCGAATTTGTGCAACGGGCTGCGGAGCTGTGCGCGTTCGGCGCCACAGATCGAGACCTCGCCAAGGTGTTCAAGGTTACTGAGTCAACTGTCAGCAAATGGAAGATCGACTACCCAGAGTTTTCGGAGGCCCTAAAAAACGCCAAGGCGATAGTGGACGCCAAAGTAGAGCGGTCGCTATTTGAGCGCGCAATGGGGTACTCACACCCAGAAACGAAAGTGTTTTGCAATGCTGACGGCCATGTCACCACGGTTGATCTTGTCAAGGTGTACCCGCCAGACCCTACCAGTATGATTTTCTGGCTCAAGAATCGCAGGCCAGAGCTATGGCGAGACAAGCAGGAACACGACCACAACGTGCACGGCAATCTCACCGTGGAAAACACCAGCGTCACCGACGACGACAAGGCCATGATCCGGGAACTACGCAAGCGGCGTGAGGACGCCCGTGTCACTCACTGACGAACAGCTGATCTGGTTTGCTGATAACACCCCCTGGTTTCCCCGCTCCGACCCTCAGACTGCAGCCTATGATTCCCTCGCTGACCTGATGCTGTATGGCGGTGCAGCCGGTGGCGGAAAAACTGCCCTCGCCATTGGGCTTGCCATGTGCGAACACCGTGAGACCCTGTTCATCCGGCGAGAGGCCACGCAGCTGGGCGCTGTGATCGACGAGGTGGCGATCTTCAACAAGACCCGCGACGGTCTCAACGGGGCGGACAAGATTTTCAGGCTGCGACCGTGGGACGGCGTGCAGCGCAAGATCGTATTCGGGTCCACGCCTCACGTCGGCGACGAGACCAAGTACCAGGGCCGTGCGCGTGACCTGCTCGTGGTCGACGAAGCCGCCAACATGCTGGAATCGCAGGTGCACTTCCTGCGCGGCTGGGTGCGATCCACAGTGCCCGGCCAGCGATGCCGTACGCTGCTGTGCTCCAACCCGCCGACCAGTTCCGATGGTACTTGGTTGATTACCTGGTTTGCGCCGTGGCTTGATCCTAATCACCCGAAATACCCGTACCCGCCCGGCGAGCTGCTGTGGTATGCGGCAATGGATGGGCAGGAAAAGATCGTCGATGGCCCGGATCGCTTCATGCACAACGGCGAGGAGGTGATACCGCAGTCCCGCACGTTCATCCCGGCCAAGGTCACTGACAACCCGTTCCTGCGCGATACCGGCTACGTGGCTGTGCTGCAGGCCCTGCCTGAGCCGCTGCGCTCACAGATGCTGTATGGCGACTTCACAGCGGGCCAAGAGGATGGCGAGTGGCAGATCATCCCCAGCGAGTGGGTGGAAATTGCCATGGCGCGCTGGGAGCCGCGTGAGTTCATCTCGCACCGCATCACCAGCACGGGGGTGGACCCATCACGAGGTGGCAAGGACGATACCGTGATCGCCATGCGCGAGGACTGGTACTACCACGAGCTGGCAACCTTTGCCGGCCACCAGATACGCACGGGTGGCGATGTGTGCGGCAAGGTGATTGAACTGGTTGGCAGTTCCATGTGCCCGGTGCATGTGGACGTGATTGGCATCGGCGCCAGTGCAGTGGATCACCTGGAGGCGTACATCGAGAACAGGTGCGTGCCGGTGAATGCCGCAGCTGGCTGTGCTGGAGCTACGGACTGGTCAGGCAATTTCAAATTCGTGAACGAGCGCGCCAGGCTGTGGTGGCAGTTTCGCGACCTCCTGAACCCGGCGAACGGTCGCAAGGTGGCGCTACCGAGGAATCAGCGCCTGAAATCCGAACTGTGCGCGCCGCGCTACTGGCTGCAGGCCAACGGGATCAAGGTCGAGAGCAAGGAGGACATCATCAAACGGCTGGGCAGGTCCACCGATTACGCTGATGCTGTCCTGCTCGCGGCAGAGCGCACGCCGATAGCGACCAGCAACGGCGATTTCAGGCCGCCACCACGGTCAAAGCGCAGCACCTAAGCCAAACCAGCAAAAAATCCTACACACTCCCGGCAGTTTACGGTATCAATGCGCAATGCTCTGTCGGGAGACACGCATGTCCACCCTCGAAATTGACCTCTGCAAGAGGTTTGATGCACTCAAAAGCAATCGCACGGTCGTCCAGAAGCAATGGGATGACATCGAGCGGTTTGTCACACCCTATCGCGGCGACTTCTTCAAAGAGGACGCGGGCGAAACCTCGGTCGAGTGGGATCGCTACGGTTCCGACTACAGCAGCGTGGCAGTGGTCTCGCACCAGAAGCTGGCGGCGAAGATTCACGGCGCAGTGACCAGCCCGAGCATTCGCTGGTTCGATATGAAATTCCGCGACAAGGCGCTGAACGAGAACCAGCAGGCCGCTGTCTGGCTGAACGATGTCTCTGACCGGGTGTACAACGGCCTGCAGGATTCCAATCTCGACCTACAGATCAACGAGACGTACCAGGACTTGTGCGGCTTCGGCACCGCGTGCATCACGCTGGAGGAGACGCCCGGGCCCAATGGCCAGTGGAATGGCCTGCTGTTCACCGCTGTGCCGCTGAAGGAATGCTTCTTCGAGGAAGATTTCACAGGCCGCGTGCTGCGCTTCTACCGCGAGATCATGTGGACGCCTGCCGAGATCATCAGCAAGTTTGGCGATGACGTACCCGACTCGATCAAGAAACTGGAGGAGGCAGGCCGCACTGAGAAGCTGAAAGTCCTGTACTGCGTGTACCCGGCAAACAATCGCATCGTGCCGGTAGGCCAGAAAGCCTCACCCTCCAAGCGCCCCTGGGGCCATTGCTACATCCTGCACGACACCAAGGAATGCCTGGGCAAGAAGGGCGGGTATTACGAGATGTCCGTATTTATACCGCGCTGGCGTAAAACAAGCGGCTCTGTGTGGGGCAACTCGCCCGGCATGATGGCGATGGGCGATATCAAAACCCTGAACCGGCTGGTGCAGCTGGACCTGGTGCGGGCCGAGAAGGAAGTGGACCCACCTATGGCTATCGAAGAGCGCGCCATGATCACCGATATGGACCTGCGCGCGGGCGGCGTCTCAGTCGTGCGCAGCGTCGAAGGCATCCAGGAACTGTTCCCGCAAAAGCCCGCGTTCAGCACCTTTGAGCGCATGAGCCAGCTGGAGTCACGCATCGAGGAATACTTCTTCGTGCCGGGCCTGCAGGCGCTGCTCACCGACAACAAGGAGCGCACGGCGTTTGAGATCGCCCGCATGCAGGAGGAAGTGCTGCAGATGCTGGGGCCGACGATGGGCCGCATCCAGAATGACCTGCTCTCACCGATCATTGCCCGGGCCTTCAAGATGATGGCCAGGGAAGGTGTGTTGCCACCGCCACCCCCTGCAGTAGTCGAGAGCAACGCCCAGATGGACGTGGAATACATCGGTCCGCTTGCCCGCGCTATGCGCATGGCCGAGGCCAATGTGATCAAGGATTACGTGTCATTCGGCGCAGGCATGGCCGAGGCCGCACTGGCAACCCAGCAACCGAACCCCATGGACAACATCGATCTGGATGCAGCGATGCGCCTGATTGGCCGGCGCATGTCCGTACCGGCTGAGATTGTCAGGGATGAGACAGGCGTCGAAATCATCCGCGATGAGCGCCGCGAGGCCGAGGAAGCCATGCAGGCTGCGATGATCGCCGAGCAGCAGGGCAAGGCCGCACTGGTGAATCAGGAGGCAACGAATGCAGCAGGCTGAAAAACGTGACTGGCGCGATGTGCTGCGCAAGAAGTCCGAGACGGTGCAGGCAACATTCGGACCGTCAAACCCGCAAGGTCAGGCGTGCCTGAAAATGCTGGAGGACACTTTCCAGCGCAACACCATGCTGGATGAGTCGGCGATCAAGATGGCCTATCGCGTCGGCCAGCACGAGCTGGTGAGTTACATCAAGGAATTACTGGAGGAAACCAATGGGCGATGAAGCATCAGCAGTACCTGAGTGGGCAAAATCCAGCCTCCCTGAAGCGCTGCACGATGTGCCTTTCCTGAAAGATGCTGACTCGCCCGAGACATTCAAGCAGCGCCTGGTGGATGCCGGCCAGTACATGGGTAACAGCCTGCGCTTGCCGAGCAATGACGCGGGCGACGATGACAAGAAGGCGTTCTACACCAAAGTGATGGAGCGCGTGCCCGGCCTCATGGTCACACCCAACCTCGAAGATGCCGAGGGCATGCAGTCCATCTACGCCAAGCTGGGCAGACCGGACAATGCTGACGGTTACTCAGTGCCCGAGGGCGCCGGCATCGAGGGCGAGGCGCTGGGGCAACTCAAGTCACTCGCGTTTAAGTCCAACCTGACGCAGCAGCAGTTCGCGGCCTACGTGGCCACGGTATCCGAGACCAGTAAGGCGCAGACGGAAGCGCAGATCGCCGCGCACGCTGAAGCCATGTCAACCCTCCGTGGCGAGTGGGGCGCAGCCTACGACCAGAACGTGGGGCAGATCGCCGCGCTGCTCAAGACCAACACCACCACGCCGCCGTACATCATCGAGCAGCTGGAGAAGGGCAACCTGCCCGCTGACCAGGTGCGCTGGTTGCACTCGATTGCCGCCACTGTCAGCAACGAGGACGGCCAATTCCACAAGCAGGACCCCAACAAAGCGCCCGCCATGCTGTCGCCGCAGGAGGCATCCTCGCGCGCCGACGAGATCACCCGGCGCATCATGGACACCGGGCCGAACAGGCCATCACGCGACGAGCTGGCAGTGCTCCAGAAGAAGGCCGAGGCTTACGAGTACATGGCAGCTGGTCAGCGACCGCCGCCCGATCTGATGCGGTTCGTGCAACAGTAACCAGCAAAAAGTTATTGCCTGATCAAAATCTAAGTGGTTAGGATTCGCCTGTCCGTGGTTGGATCGCCGGTAACGGTCCCTCAGTCAGACCACAAACACCTGGGGTAGGTGTAAAACTCCCAAGTCACACAGGTCCGGTTGGCCGGGTCGCCTTACGACGAAATGAACTTTCAATTTCGCTAAGGAGGCCGCCAACATGGGCGCATCAGCAGACCTGGTCAAAGTCACAACCTTCGAGCGCCGCGTGCGCTTTCTCGCCCAGCAAGGCATTGCACGCCTGCGACCCTGGGTAATGGAAAATTCAGAGGGCGGCGAAGCACATAACTTCGAGCGCCTGGGTGTCGCGGAAGCGGTACTGAAAACCACCCGCAAGACCGCAACGCCTGACAACGACACGCCCTGGTCACGCAGGAAGTCCATCCCGAACATCTACCATCGCGGTGATGTGTACGAGAAGGGCGACATCAACCAGATGCTGGTCGACCCCAATTCCTCCTACGTGAAAGCCCAGGGCATGGCAATGAAGCGCGCCATCGACCTGGAGATCATCACGGCAGCTGTCGGCGCATCACGCGATGGTGCTGGTGCATCCGTTGCATTCCCTGCTGGCCAGGTCATCGGTGCGGGCGCCACGCCCATCACCTTCGATCTCGTGACCCAAGTGCAGGAGAAGTTCGCCAACAACAACGTGGACCCGGAAGAACCCAAGGTGTTCGTCATCACGCCGGCACAACAGCGCCGTTTGCTGCAGCTGACCGAAGCGACCAGCCGCGACTACACCATGATGGACGCCCTGCGTAAGGGCTACGTCGACAGCTGGATGGGATTCACCTGGATCGTTCACACCGGGTTGCCGACTTCTGGCACCAACATCAAGGACAACTTCGCAATGACGCGCTCGGCGATTGGTTTGCAGATGAACCAGGACGTGTGCACCGAAGTCGCGAAAGACCCCTCGATCAGCTTCGCTTGGCGCGTGTACAGCTACCTCGAAGCCGGTGCGATTCGTGTCGAGGACGAGCAGCTGGTCAAGATCCCGCTGAACGAAGTCCTGTAAGCCACCTGACCGCCGTCAGGGTTCGCGCCCTGGCGGCATTGAGGAACCAGACATGAAAAAGAATTTCGCATTTCAAAACGATGTGACGCTGATTGCGGCGCTGTTCGCCGAGGGCCTGTCACCTGCTGACATCTCCGACCAGACCAACATCGAGCAGCAGCTCGTGGAGGACCTGGACCCGGCCAAGGTGGCTGTGGTCGATGAGCCTGATGACATTGCAGCCAGCGATGCCGCTGCAAAGCTCGCGTATGACAAGGGTGTGGACCTGGCGCTGGTCACTGGTACCGGCGCCAACGGCAACATCACGAAGGGCGACGTAGAGGCATTCATCGCCGCGCGGGACGAAGGCGGCGAGTAACGCCCACCACAATCGCGGGGGCTTCGGCCCCCTTTCTGCTTCTGAGATGAGACGCCCCAGGGCGAGATGAAAGAGGAAGTACAGCATGACTATCGCGGCAAACAGATCACTTAGACTGGACGCGCACAGCGCAAAATCGAAGATCGTAATCGCAACTGGCGCGCCCACAGTCGGCGTGAATGACGTGGCCATCTGGTTTGGCTCCAGCGTCCCTCAGTACCGCTCGCAGATCAATCTTGGCATCCTGAAAACCCTGCAGGCGTACCTGAAAAGCAACGCCCACAACGGGGTGACGAAGGTGCACCTGCCATTCACGGCCGGCAACGACACGGCCATCGTCGTGAACGGCACGCCCGGCGTCACGTCCATATCCATCACTGTCGGCGCGACACTGGCCACAAAGCAGCAGACGCACTTCATTAACCGCACACTCACGCGGCTTTTTGAGGGCTACCTTGAGCTGGCGAAGCGAGTCTAACCGATGACCGCGATGGTTGATTGCCGCTTCGCTGCACTCCGCTTGCTGGGCCACACCGGCAGCACTTCGGACATGCTGCTGGCGTGGCTCAAGGCGGAAGGTGGCGCAACATCGGATTCCGTCAATGATGCGTGGGTGGAAATGCTCACCGTGCAGGGCTTCCCGCTGAGCACCTACGGAACCGTGCAAGACGCCTGGTGGGCGCTGCTGCGGTCTCTCGGGTATACCGGCGCGCTGGCCGACATGGAGAAAGATTTCTGGTGCCTCGGCGGCGGCTCTCTGGCCTCTGTCTGGATACTGCTATCAGGCGCGTGGAACGACGCGGGTGTGTGGCTCGACGGCGCGGTTTGGATTGATTGAGGTGATGTATGGCATTTGACGTAATAATCAATGGTGAAGATGGCTTAGTCGTTAGGGATAAGCTGAACGGCAACTTTACAAACGCGGTAGAGACCACGGACCCCAGGTTGGGTTCAGTCGGTTATCCAGATTTGGCCACAGCATCCGCATTGACGAGAGCAGAACTGTTAGCCGTATCTCAAGCTGGTACAGGGAAAAAGACGACAGTTGGGGATGTTCTCGGTGCCAGCGGTTACGGCGGAATATTCGCAACAGGTAACGCTGTGGCCGAAGGAACAGTGGGACTTTTTCCGGCGATCAACATAGTTCAGGCATGGACATCTAACGATGTCAGCAGCCGGATAACTCCGTCCCATGTGGCAGGCACTTTGATCGTACCAGAAGGCGAGGGCGGAACCTATCGGATCGTGTCCAATGTTTATGCGTATGTCGGATCGAACAGCAAAAGATATGGTTTCGGTATATTTGTGAACTCAGGATTATTTGCTACTCGTGTAGCTTATCAAGTGACAAGTGCGGCAGGGGCCGGTGGAAACTTAACTGTTTCCTCAAACGTCGCTCTTTTAGCAGGCGACGTAATTACTCTTGGGGTCTTTAGTACAGACGGAGGCACGGCGATGACGATTAGCGACGCCGACCTTTTCATGCAGCGCATAGGCGCATAGTTAGATGGCTTGGTATACAGGTAAATCCGCGATATCTGTGCTAGGGGCAGGAGACTCCAACATACTGCCAGCCGGTGGGTTCACCCCATCTGGAGGACAGGTAGCAACGTCTGGGCTGTGGTGCTACATATCCGCGACAGGACAGGTTCCGTATGCTGAGGCCAACCTGGGGTGGCGCAACGGAGTAAACCCAAACGGGGCAAATCGTCTCGCAGAGTATAATGACTACGCCGCAGGACCATTATTCAACACTGCACCGTTTTTTGGGCAAATATTGGGAGGTTGCGGAAATCCTTCAATGCAATGCGGAGCTGTTCTGAAGAACGGTACAGGGATAGACACTTATGTGGTACAGGGAGCCAGAGGCGGTGTTAATGCGGCTTACTTTTCCTCGGGCTTTGGTAAGACTTCACTTGAGCGTGTAATCCCAGGGGCGTTGGCGAGCATACCCGGATCGCCAACCTATTTCGACTGCATCCTCATAAGCATGGGCGGCAATGATGCTATTCAAGGGATACCGGAAGAGACACACGTTACGAATATGACAACGTGGCGCAGCAACATGATCAGTGAGGGCTGGTGGGTTCCAGGCGTCACACAGATTGTTATCCTTGACATGCCTCGCAGTGGCTACATATGGGACAACTTCAGTACATGGAAGGGCGTGGAAAAAGTGCTGGCGCGATTTAATGATCGGATAGGCCGCACAAATTCAAATGGCTTAGAACTCGTCGGCGATAATATTCACTATTTTCCCGTTAGCTGCACCAACCAAGGCCAACAGGCAGGGGAACTATTCCTCGCAGAAATCCCGTGGCAACAAAGCACATTGAATATAGGCGGAGTTGGTCTGTCTCTTAATGGTTCGCGGTTCAGGGTTCACGGAAACTAGCGAAGTAGAGCATGAATGGAAGACCTTACGATTGTAGAAAAGTGGCTCGCCGGAATGCTCGCTATCGGTGCTGTTGTCGCTGGCTGGGCTCAACGAGCGGCCCGGCAAGCATCGAAGGATGACGCAATGAGCGCTCGAATTACTGCCGCTGAGAAGGACATCCAGAACCTGCAGAGGGCGCACGACCAGAAACTGCGCGAGATTCAGGACGACATTCACAGCCTGCGCACCGACATGAAAACCGATGTGAAGGCGCTATGGGAGCGATCCGAGGAGCGGCATAACCGGCTCGACGGAAAACTGGACAGGCTGCTTGAGCGCGGCAGCCAAAAATGAGGATGCACTGATGGATATTACCGCCGATCAAATATGGCTTATCGCCAGCAGCGTGGTGACGATTGCCAGCATCATCGCCCGATTCACGCCGACGCCGGTGGATGACGGTGTTCTGGCCGTGGTTCACCAGGTGATCAACAAGCTCGCGCTCAACTCCGGCCACGCGAAGAATGCAGAGCAAGTCGCCGCAGAGAAGCTGAATCCCTGATGTGGGACAGCCGCTACTTCAAGCGCGCTGAACTTGCCTGCAAGTGCGGGTGTGGCGCTGACACCGTTGACTACGAGCTGGTCAGGGCGCTCGACGACATCCGCGAGCACTTCGACCGCCCGGTGACTGTCACGAGTGGAGTGCGCTGCGCTGCCTACAACAAGTCGGTGGGAGGCGCAGCAGGTAGCCAGCACCTCCGGGGCAGGGCAGCAGACATCATTGTCTACGGCACGCCTCCTGCGGTCGTGGCTGAACTTGCGGAGCAGTTGGGACTCGGAGGCGTCGGCAGGTACGACACCTTCACCCATATCGACACGCGGCACGGGAAGTCCCGCTGGAAGGGGTAACGCATGGCTGACCGGGAAGGGTATCACCTGCAGCAGGATTTCAGCGGTGGCGAGATCGGCCTGCAGATGGCCATGCGCGAGGATACTGCGCTGCACAAGCGCTCTGTGCTGGAAATGAGAAACTTCTACCCGACCCAGCAGGGCACCGCAGCTCGCACGCCGGGCACCAAGTTCATCCAGGAAGTGGCTGCGCCGTCCGCGCGCATCATGCCCTACATCACTCCCTCTGGCGCCTACGC